AAAACGAAGCGCTCCGATCTTCTGATTGACGTCCTGATGAAGGACAAGTTCCCGAGCGAGCACGTCGCGCAATGTCAGGGCGCGCTTTGGATCACCGAGCGCGACTGGATCGATATAGCCGTCTATTGGCCGAAAATGCCTCTTTTCGTGAAGCGCGCTCACCGAGACGAGGCCTATATCGCAACGCTCGCTAGCGAAGTCGCCGTCTTCAACGCCGAGCTTTCCGAGACGGTGGAGCGCGTCAAGCGCTACGGCGCGCCGCAGACCGCGAGGGCGGCATGACGACTAGCGGCCCTATCCTTGCGTCTTGGGATGGTGAACACTTCATTCCCGCTCGCCGCCATGCGAAGGAGCTGGCGGCGTCCATGGTTGTCGGCGAGTGGTACTATTTGGATGTCGCTGAGAAACGATCGATGGCCGAGCATCGCTTTTATTTCGCATCGCTGAAAGACATTTGGTCGTCGCTTCCCGAAGTGATCGGCGAACGCTTCCCGACCGTCGCGAGTTTTCGGAAAGCCGGACTGATCGCGTGCGGCTTTTGTCACAAGGCGGAAATCGTCTGCGCGAATAATCAGCAAGCTCTGAAACTCGCGGCGACCTTGGCGCGCATGGACGATTACGCCGTCGCCGAAGTCCGCGATAGAGTGGCGGCGATTTGGACCGCCGACTCGCAATCGCTTAAGGCAATGGGCAACGATCGGTTCAAAGCGAGCAAGCAAGCCGTGCTGGAATGGGCCGCAGCGCAGATTGGCGTCAATCCGAATGTTCTCGATCGCGATCCCGACGCCGAGCGCCCGCAACCGCCGATAGAGGGAGAGAGGGCGTGAGAAATCCATTGCCGGAAAAGATCGAGACTGGTCGCGTGCGCACTGGCGACCTTCGCAGCAATCCCAGCAATGGCGGCAACGGCGCGTTTTTTGTCTTTGGCCCTTGCGGTGAGAAGTTAAAGATTATCGCCAGCGATGGAACTGCCTCTGATGCCGATGCTTGGGAACATGTCTCGATCTCGACTCGCCGGCGCGTTCCAAACTGGCAAGAAATGTGCTTTGTCAAAGACTTGTTTTGGAACGACGAGGAATGCGTCGTTCAATTTCACCCGCCGAAATCCGAGTACATCAACAATCATCCATATTGCCTTCACTTATGGCGTCCGCTCGACCGCCAGATGCCAATGCCGCCTTCGATCTTAGTTGGCTTGAAGGGAGTCGGCGAACAGGAAGCGCGCGAAATGGTGGATAATGGAAGCGCCGCCTTCGCTTTCATCAAGCCCTCGCGTGGGCCGTCGTTTGCGACGCTTCTCGGGAAGATGAAATAATGACCCGCGCCGAGTTCCCCGCCAAGGTCAAGGTCAAGCGCCTCGCGTTTGCCGAGTTTCGTTGCGAGGGCATCGTGACGCGCGACGATGGATCAAAGGTGCGTTGCAATGCCACGCTCGCGAAATGCCGCGTCGAGTTCGACCACGATATTGCGGCGGAGCTTGGCGGACCCGCGACATTCGAAAACTGTCGCGCGTTGTGCAGGGTCTGTCATCGTGAGAAATACCCATCCGACGCGAAGGCGATTGCCAAAGCGCGCCGGCGCGAAGCCGCTGACGTAGGCGCGACGCGCCCAAAACAGGCGATACAATCCCCAGGGTTCAAGCATGTCGAGCGCGCCCACGCAGAGCGCGGGCCGGCGAACGGAATGAGCGAGATCGCAAGGAGATATTCGCGATGACCCTCGCCACGCTCTGCGCGCTCCTGGAGAAGAGCGAGGTGGCGCTGGAAGCAGCGTTTGTTCAACGTAAGGCCGATTTGGAGTGGGAGAAATATCCACTTGATAAAGACCCCCTTCTCGCCCAACTCATCGCCACCCTCGACGAAATCCGAAAGGCGCCCAAATGACCCCGCATGCGTATGAGAAGCTGGTGGAGGAAGTGGCTAGGATGATCGGAAGTCGCGATTACAAGGCAACAGCCCGCGCCATCCTCGCCCACATCTACGCCATCCTGCAAGTCGTGAGGCCGGAGATGGTGGAGGCGGTCGCGAAGGCGATCAACACGGCGAGAGAACAGAACGGAGGGCCGCCCTATGACTACGTTCTATCTCTCGGAAAACACGCAAGTGAGCCGCTGTTCGATGAAGCCCGCGCCGCCATCGCCGCATGGCTCGCCGCCTCGCCGCTCGCTCCCAACAACAAGGACGGCTGACATGACCCCTTCCCCCGCCGCGCTGCGCGCTCTCATCGAGGCGCTGGAAAAGGCTGACGGATCAGATCTCGGATTGGATCGCTCAATCCATGCCTATCCAGTTAACACCCAACGGAGATAGATGATGATGGCCAATGAGAGAGAGACAGAAATAATGGAAAATGCATTGCGCGATATCGCTTCGGCACATGTTCCTGATCAGCCGGCAACGTCTCAGGCTGACGAAGTATCTTGGGTGATGCGGCACGTCGGCGCAATCCGGCAGATCGCGAAGAAAGCACTTGATAGCCTGGATCGCGCCGACACGATGGACAAGGCGACCGAAATTCCGATGAGTGTTTGCGGCGCGTCGATCAACTGCGGACGAGACGGAGTATGGCTGCATTTGTCATCCTCGACTGGCCTTTATCTATCTCTGAACATGAACGATCTCGCAAATAAACCGGGAGCTATTGACAGGGCCATTCGCGACTGGTGCATTGATCGACAGACCCAAGCCGCGTTGATTAGGGGAGATTAACGGCGTGAGGTGTATCCGAGGCTGTTGTCATCGTCATGACGCCAAAAATGAGGACGACATGGTTGTCAGCAAGATATCCGGCTTGCAACAAGAGATTGACGAACTGCTGGCATCTGCCGAAATCATGCGCAGCAACAACGCCGCGCTGCGCGTTGAAATAGCAAGATTGGCGTCACAATATGAAAAACTTCTGACTCAGGAGATGACTTGGACTGAACACTTTGTCCGAGAAGCGGTCGAAGCGGAGCGAGAGCGGTGCGCAAAGATCGCGGAGAAATTAAACTCAGACAAGGTAGCCAGCGGCGAATACGAACACGGTTATTGGGATGCATGTAATGAAGTCGCCGTGGCCATTAGAAAGGAATGTAACGATGTCTAAGACCTACTTTGGCCCCGACGCCGTCACCCAATTAATTGCGCATGAATACGCCGTGGCCTACACCAAATCCTCGCCACCCTGCGAACCTTGTTGCTCCGACAAGCCCATTTTGTTCAGCGGCACGATGATTCGCGCGTTGCTCGACGGTAGAAAAGTCCAGACGCGACGCATCTTGAAGCCGCAACCGGCCGGAGTTCCATGGCGCCATGAGTTGGACGACGGGGGCGACGGGCTATGGCGCGACCGCTGGGTTGTTTGGCGAGACGGCCAGCCGCAGCATGAAGAGACGCCGCTGTTGCGCGTTCGCTACGCCATCGGCGACCGCCTCTGGGTGAGAGAGGCTTGGCGGACGGCTGACGTTCTCGACGATCTGCCACCGCGCGATCTGCGCAAAACCGAAGATGCAACGATCGACCGGACGCCGATCCGATACGAGGCCGATGGTGCGACGCATGACTTCGACGAGACGTGCGACCCGGCTTTCGGCCGTCTACGCCCCGGCATGTTCATGCCACGTTGGGCCTCGCGCCTCACCCTGACCGTAACCGACGTGCGCGTGCAGCAGTTGCTCGATATAACCGAGGAAGACGCGCGCGCAGAGGGCTTTGAGGACGGCCGGCTTGAAAATAAGCGATCACGCCGTCGTTCGGTGGCTGGAGCGTTTCGGTTGCCTTGATGTCGATGGCGTTCGCGAACCACTTTGACAAGATCAACGGATAGCGGCAATGGGTGAAAACCGGATAGGCATGGAAGAGAGGACCAAGCAATGACAGACGTTGAAATTGGCTCAATCTGGAAACACCGCAAGGGCGCCGAATATCGCGTGCTTGGCTTCTGCACGCTTGAGGCGACGGAAGAACGCGCCGTCCTCTATCGCTTAAATCGCATATCCGGCGATTTTTCCGACGGCGAATTCGTTTGGTGTCGTCCTCTGAGCGAGTTCACGGATGGCAGATTCAAATGGATCGCCAACGCGCCGACACGCGAGGCGGTGTGATGGCCCCGAGACGTCCACGCGGACAATTCATCGCCAGCGAAGACCATCCGGAATTGGCGACCATGTCAACGCCAGCACTTGTTGCACTGCGGGAGGATATTGGTGCAGCTCTCGGCGCTTTGGGAACGCGGACACGATTTTTGCGGGCCAAACAGGATCACATTTCGTCGATTATCCGCAAGCGCGAAAAGCCCGGCTTGAAAATAAGCGATCACGCCGTCGTTCGGTGGCTGGAGCGTTTCGGTTGCCTTGATGTCGATGGCGTTCGCGAACCACTTTGACAAGATCAACGGATAGCGGCAATGGGTGAAAACTGGATAGGCATGAGAGAGGGTTTCGAAAACGTCCTTCTAGCCAAAAGAACGGCATCAGATGAGCACGACCGAATCATGGCTAGTGGCCATTACAATCAATTTTGTATCGTAAACGCCGACGCCATCCTCGCCACCCTTCGCGCAGCGGAAGCGCCATCCGCCCCCGATCCCCGCGACGAAGCGCTCGCCAAGGCGAGAGAGGCGTTGGAGGCATTGGACCCCCGTGCGATCGATGCGCTTACGTATCACCAGCGTCAACTGGACATGGATGGTGCCGAAGTCGGCGTCTCAAGGCAGGCGCTTGACGAAACATTAGCGACGCTCGGCGAAGTTCGCTCCGCCCTCGCCGCCATTGATGCGATCATTGGGAGCAAGCCATGAGCAAGAAGAATGCCGAGATTGCATTATTCCTAGAAGCTATTTTTGCTCTTAGTTTTGGAAGCTATCAGCATCCAAAACTGTGGATTTTAGGAGCCCTCTTAATGGCGCTAGCGTTCTTTTACAAGTTCGCGATCAAGGGAGATTAACCATGAGCAACGCGCAACAAAACGCCCCGCAGCATTCGCGCGCCGTTCCGTCCGCTCACTCCGTTACCTTGAACACGCTCGCTCCGCCGCGAGAGCGCGGTCTATTTTTTGGGAATTATATAGATAACTCCCTTGACAACGGCGCGGGAGTCATCTACATTCCGTATACCAGCAACGGAGACACGCCATGACCGCTTCGCCTTGGAACACCATCCTGACCGCTCAAGAACTCGATGCACACTATGCCCTTACCGCTTCGCTCGATCCTCGGTTTGCCCGCGAGCAACGCGCTTTCTATGAGGGCCGTACCTTGAATCAACTGCGGGTTCACGCAACGCAAGCGTGGGATTGCTGCGAGCCAACGGCTTATCAACTTGCGCGCTCTCATGTCGCCTTAGTGGAGGTTTAGTCATGGCAAATGATGGCGCATTTCTAACAGTTGCGGCAACGCCTGCTGCGATGGGACTGTCTGAGAAATATCTGTCGCTAAAGTCCAACGACTGCCTACGCCCACCCGTGCGAGAGGTGCTATTGCTCCGGCTCGACGATCTGCTGCGCCTGCTTAATGCGCCCGGAGATTGGGGGTACGACACGAAACTCGGCGAATTGACGAAGCTGCTTCTGATCGCGCGCGACGATCTGCGGGGGAATCGGTCATGAGCGTTATCCCGTGCCATCGTGGCGGCCATAACTGTAATTGGCCTGCCTGCCCTCAAGACTGTGATGGCCGTCCAGCGGCTGATGCTTATTCGGCTGCGCTGGACAAATTAGACGATAGGCAATGTGCCGACTGCGGCTATCCCGTTGGCGATAAGCCGGTTTTTCTCGGTGGCGTTTGGTTTTGCGCCACATGTAATCCCGCGATTTCTCATTTAGGTGGAGACATAGAATCATGAGTAAATCAACCATCTCCACCTTTGAGCTTTTTGCTATGTTTCCCGACCAAGAGGCCGCCCGCGCATATTTGGAGGGGCGGCTTTGGTCGAATGGTCCGAGATGTCCTGTCTGCGGCCTTGGCGAGCGGATCACTACCCGTAAGGGCGGCTTCTACCGCTGCAACCAGTGCAAGGAAGACTTCACTATCCGCGCCGGAACGATTTTCGAGCGTTCGCATGTCCCGTTGCATAAGTGGGTTTACGCGATGTATTTGCTCGTCACGGCGCGCAAGGGCATTTCGTCAATGCAACTCGCGAAGGAAATCGGGATCACTCAAAAGTCCGCATGGTTTGTGCTGCACCGCCTCAGAGAGGCTTGTGGGAGCGATATCGAAAAGCTCCAAGGTATTGTCGAAATTGACGAAACCTATGTTGGCGGAAAAGAAGCCAACAAGCATGAGCATAAAAAGCTCAAAGCGGGACGCGGCGTAGTAGGAAAGACTGCTGTTGTCGCAATGCGTGAGCGCGGCGGACGCATGAAGGCTATGCCGGTCGAAGACGCGGATATGGCGACGCTCCACACTAAAATTTATCAGAATGTGGAAGTCGGCTCGACGCTCCACACTGACGAAGCGGCTGTCTATCGCGGCCTTAACGGCCTGTTTTTCGACCACGAAACCGTCAACCACAGCGACGGCGAATACGTCCGCGACAACGTGACCACGAACGGCGTCGAGAGCGTCTTTGCGGTCATGAAGCGCGGGATCATTGGCGTCTATCACCATACCAGCAAGAAGCATCTAGGCCGCTACGTCGACGAATTTTCCTTCCGCCTGAACGAAGGCGACGTAAAGCGCCACACGCTACAGAGGCTTGATAGCTTCATTGACGGCGTTGCAGGCAAGCGCCTGACTTACAAAGCTCTCACGCATTAGGAGCACCCATGAAACCCGATCACAAGAAGGCGCTGGACGCCGCTGCGGACAAGGTTTTGGCGTTCCGGCCCAAGCCGAAATCGGGGCCCGCGAAAGCGAGAAAGCTTCGCAAGGCCAAGCTAATACGCGAGAAGAAAAAGGATGCGCGGGAGTGAACTATATAATTCCCTATTTTTTCCCCATCGCGTTCGTGTCAAGGCGCCGGACCAGATCAAGCACACTGTCGAGCTTCGTCTCGATCGCCGTCAGGCGATTGCCTGATTTGACCTGCTCCTCGCCGATTTCCTTGACGTCCGCGGTGCGTGCGGTTGACGACATTTCGAGCCCATCGATTCGGCTCTGCATCGTCGCGACATAATAGACGCCAGACCCGAGCCCGGCGACTCCAGTTCCCAAAAGCGTGATGATGAGCGCGATCGGGATATGCCGGTCGAAGCTCCATTTCGAGCCTTCCTCGGCATTGAGCTGGCGAATGGCGGACTTGAAATCCTCGACTTCGACTTGGCCCATCGTCATCCCCTTCGTCCCTTGATATAGGGCCTCAGCCCTTTTGCGTTTCGATCAGGTCTTCGGCACTAGCGTCGGCGCTCCGATCGGCGCAAGCGCTCCGGCCCAAGTGAAGCAATCGCGCGGCGTCGAATCGGCGATGGCGGCAACGAAGGCGTCCATGTCTCTACTCTTGAAATGAACGAGCGCCATCAGCGCGACCTATCTGTGGGCGAAAAATCGCGGCGCGGCGGGACGACCGCGCGGCGCGTCGGCGACAACCTGCAGCGCGTCGCCGATGATCGCCGCGATGTTCCGCGGGCTCGGCGCGCGCATGACGATCGCGCATGCCGTATCGGTGATCGTCACGGCGATCGCCAGCGGCAGCAGCGTGGGGAAGGCCCCCGCGACCTTGTCGATCGCGGGGTTGATCGCGACGCAGAACAGGGCCGCGCCGACGATGGCGTGCGCGACCAAGATCAGAGCGCCGAAAGCAGGCTGCCGAGGCCGCTGTTCTCGTTTGCGTAGAGCGTTTCGACGGCGGTGATTTCGTTCTGGTATGCGACCGGGTCCGTGGCGGTCGCGAGGGCGTTCAGGATCGCGATCGCGCCGCCGGGCGGCGTTCCCAGCTTTTCGATATCGATGATGACGCTCTCGATCAGCGCGGTCTGCCCCTGCGCGCCGCGTATGTTGTCGAGTTTCGCCTTCACCTCATTGGGAACATTGCCGACCACGGAGCTGACCGCCGAAGTGACCGTGGCGAGCTGCGAAGAACTCAGGACGGAGGTGATCGACGAGATCGCGTTGGCGACGTTTTGAGCGACATTTGCCATAATGGTTTTCTCCTCATTGCGCTCGCCGGGGTGAGGAGGACCGCGCGCCCCGGCGAGCAATCGCGCGCGGTGTTCGTTGCGTCATCCCGTCGCGGCGCGCAGGCGCGGCGCCGGCAATTTGACGAAGCAGGCGGCGACGACGAGTTCGTCGAATGGGGTGACGGTGCGCGGATCGCCGGCGCAGTCGAGCACCTTGCCGCTGGCGAGCAGGCCCTTGTGGATGGCCGCCGAGCATATGAAGGTCGATTCGGTCGCTGGCATCGGGCTCGGCCCGGCGATCAGCGCCGCGCCGATATGCGCGATCGCCGCGTCGTCGTAGGGGAAGCCGATCTTGGATTTGAGATAGGCGTAGAACGCGTCCTGCTGCGCCTGCGTGCAGGGAATCGCGACGATCAGCTCGCGCGTCCAGGTCGTATCGTAGCTTGGATCGCGCGCCTGGACGCCGCCGTCGGGCAGCGCGCCGAGATATTTCCCCTCCGGCGTCACCGCCTCGACGTGAACGTAGGGACAATCGGTGTCGCGGGCGATGAAAATTTGTGAAAGGTCGCTGTCGGGCTGTTCGACGAAGCGCAGCGTGATCGCGGCCATCGGCTCCTCCTACTGCGCCAGCCGCACGCCGTAGGCGACCAGCGCCCCGACCGTGCCCGCGAGCGCCATCGCGGCGACCAGCGCCCATTCGAGCCGGGTCGCGTTCACGACGCCTTCGTCGGTTGCGCGGTCACGGGCGGCGTCGGCACGGTGAAGTCCGGCATGAAATGCAACACGCCGTTGAGCCCCGCCACGAGCGCGAGCAACCATGCATCCCATTGCAGGATCGTGTGCTGCATCGCCTCGGATGTGCCGGGCGGGAAACTGATGGCGCCGGACGCAAACAGCGCCGCAATCGCGATGGCGACATTCAGCGCGCCTTTGAGGGTTGAGGTGTTGAGAGATGACCAATTCATAGCTTCTCCTTTATGGGGTTCTTAACCCCCTCGTGTCCCTTAGCGTCCTCGCCATGACGCGGCGAATTGCCTTATGTTGCGATTTCTCGCGCAGACCGTCAACGTGATAGCGAATCGTCTCGATCGGCACGCCGAGCCTTGTCACAATGGTCATCTCGCTCAGCCCTTGAGCGCGCATTGCCAAAACTTCGTCGGGCCACATGGCTTTCATGGCGCGCTCGGATCAACTGTGGCGGCACACGTACATCGCGGGGGAGATATGCCCATGCCCGGATCGCAAGCACAACGAGGCAATCTCTCAAACGGAAGGTTGCAATGTGCTCTTAGTACCACTCCCACGGGTGTGATTTCTGCACGTCCTTGATGAACGAGTCTCTTGATATCTTCTGTCTCGAAATCGTCGTCTCCTAGCGCTGCACCCAAGCCGCGCCATAACCCGTCAGGCCACTGCACGAGCGGCCCGTTGCGTAACCAGCCAATCATCCCGTCGTCGATTTCACGCTGTTTGTTCATAGTGCGCTCGGGTCCGGCATCGCCGCACTGTCGAGATCGACGACGGTCCAGCCGCTCGGGTCGGCCTTGTCGGGAATGGCGATGTTGTCGCGAAGCTGCCAAGCGAAAGCGCCGGAAAAGCCGCTGGTCGCAGGATCGAGATCGGGGAAATCGTCGGTCGGGTAGTTCGTCCGGTTGACCGTTGGAACGCGGTAAACCCAAATACGCACCCCAGAGCGCAGCGCCGCCATTTGCGCGCCTTGCAGGAACGAGCAATAAACCCCGGCGCCGAAGCCTCCGGCGACTACCGCATCGATCCATGCCGCAGTGTACCCAGATGTGATGAACTCTGGCGACGGACTTTCGTGATCGAGATAAACGAACGATCCCGGTGGGAAGCCTTCCGCCGCCATTTGTCTCGCTGCGTCCACGCCGTCGATCGCGCCCTGCGCCTCCGTGACGACGTGCTCGCCAGGCCCCATGACTTGCTGGCCGACATAGACCGGGGCGAGGCCCCAGCCTTCCTCCCGCAACACCCGCCACAGTCCGCACCACGTCCGCGCGGGATGCGACGGCGACGGCAGATAGCCGCCAAGCCATCTCGCGGTGGAGTATTTTTTGAGAAAGGCGCGCTGATCCGCGGTCGGCGGGTCGCTGCGGTCGAATCCTGCGTAGGCGGTCATCACATCCACTTCTCCACCTTGATAACGATCCATATTACCAACGCCAGTAACAGCAGACAAGGAATAGTTGGGCGGCTTGGTCCACGGCAGGGTCGGAAGCTGAAGCGTCATCTCACATCCTCTTCATGACTTGAAAAATGAGCCAGCCGACGGCGAGCGCCAGCGCGACGTCGGGCCAGTGCGCGCTCACGCGAGGCCCCAGGCGGCGAGCCAGAGGGCCCAGGCGGCGAAGGCGATGATCTGCGCCTCGATCGCGGCGTCGCGCAGCGCAAGCGGAGAAAGCTCGACGGGCCATTCGAAACGCCGGGTCACGGGCGGCGCCCGCGCAGGCGATCCCAGGCGCCGATCGCCGACGCGACGCCGATGTAGACGACAGCCGCGAGCGCGCCGACGCAGACGGCGATTCCTAATGCGAGCGACATGGCGAATCCCTCCGTCAACGATCTCGACAAACGACGCGCCGCGGCGATCATGGCGCCTCCACGAACGCCACGATCGTCCACCGCGGCGCCAGCGAGCGCGCGACGCGATGGCCCCAATTGCCTGAGATCAGGCGGATCGAGCCGTCCGGTTCGATCCCCTCGACGAAGCCGACGTGGTGGCGCATCACCGCGAGGTCGCCCGGACGAGGATAGGCGGTGCGCGGCCCGTAGCCGAGCGCCGACGCCGCCATGCCGTTCGGCAACGGCCGGCGCCCCGTCCGCTCCAGCACGAAGCTCGCGAACCATGCGCACCAGGCGCCGGGCCGTCCCGTCATGTTGCCCGAGCCGAGCCAGCGCGCCGCCTCGGCGAGCACGTCGGAGCCGCGAGAGGCCGGCGAGATGAATTCGCCGCCGCGCGGAATGGCTCCCAGCGCGCGGCCGCCGGCGTTGGCCGGGCCGCCGACGCAAAGCGCCGCGAAGGCCGCAAGACCCGCCAGCGAGGCGCGCAGGCCCGTCAAAGCCCGCGCCCCGCGTGGACCAAATCGCCGCTGCCGACCTGCATGACGATCCGGATCGCTTCTGGACCGAGCTTGATCGGCGCGCAGGGCCGGTCGCCGTCGACAAAGATGATCGAGGCCGAGCCGTCGGGACGCAGCGACATTTCGGCATGATCGCCGGGCGGCAGCGACGCGGGCGTGTCCGGGGCCATGACGAACAGGCCCCGCACAAACTGAAACTGATCGTTGGTCAGAGCGATGAAGTCGGCGCCGCCCATCGCATGAGCCATTTCCTTGGCCGATTCGATGGCGCCGCAGGGGAATTGCGACGCTTCGTCCGCGCGGGCGAGACGCGGACCGATGACGGCGAATCCGCCGGCGAGCGCGATGGCGGCGAGAAATCCGAGGCGCGCGAAGGCGCCTCGCGGCCAGCGAGGGTCCATCATGGCGACGCCGCCGGATTTGGCGCTGGTTTCGGCGCGTTTTTGGCCTTCTCGTCGGCGAGTTGCTTTTGCAAATCGGCGAGCTGTTGCTGCAAGCGCTGGGCCTGAGCAGACAATTGCACGACTCGACCGTTGGCTTCGCCGAGCAGTTGCGCATAGGTCGCGGCAACGGGGTCGGTTGGCGGAGCCTGTTGCGCCAGGGCGGGGCTGGCGAGCAGGACAGCGAAGACGGCGATTCGTTTCAGCATTACGCAGCCCTTCTAAGTTCGGTAAAATTGTCATTTGCCGGCTCGACTTGCGACACGCTACCGCAAGTGTAAAAGATTGACTCTGACGTCAGCGAAGTTGCCCCGACCGTAAGTTGTGTCGTGCTGGTCGCCACCGTTACCGCGAGCGTTGACGCCGAGAACGACACCGAACACGCCGGCGCGGTCGTCCAAGCCACGCCGAAGTTTATGACGCATGATGTCAGCGTACCACCGCCGGTTGTGATCTTGCCAAAGTTGTCCGACCCCGCAACTGCGGGCGAGCCTACTCCGCAAGCCGAGATTGCTGGCGAAGTTGAGGCGGCTAGAATATGCGACCCAGCGCTGATCTTGCCGCCGACGTAAGCAGCACCTGCGACGCCCAAGCCGCCGCTATCGACCAAACCGCCAGTCGTTGTTGATGTCGACGCGGTGTTGTTGGCGGCGGTGAGCACGCCAGCGACATTCTCCAACCCGCCAATCCAAGCCGCTCCGGCGACGCCCAAGCCGCCGCTATCGACCAAACCGCCAGTCGTTGTTGATGTCGACGCGGTGTTGTTGGCGGCGGTGAGCACGCCAGCGACATTCTCCAACCCGCCAATCCAAGCCGCTCCGGCGACGCCCAAGCCGCCGCTATCGACCAAACCGCCAGTCGTTGTTGATGTCGACGCGGTCGTCGCCTGCTCGATCAGCGAGCCGCCCGAGACTTGCAAATTGATAGAATTCAAATTGAACGTCAGCGTAGATCCACTGTCAAATCCGAGGTATGCGGTCCGAACAGCGCTCGGGTTATACCAAGAAAAGTACCCGGTATGCGTCGCGTCGCCGCTAACCATCTGCAAAAAGCCGTCTCCAGCAGCTAGCGGTCCGGCCTGATTGTTGTAAAGCGCCACGATGCCCTGATTAACGGTAATGTTCCCGGGAAATGTTATTGCTGGGTTGCTGGAGTTCCCTCCGGTCCCCGTCATCCAGGCCGTCGCGCCATCCCAAATTCCGAAAGTGTCCGACGTCGATGACAATAGCGTATCGCACGGCGTCGCGCCGGTGCAGATCAAGATGTTGTCCGAGCCGGTCGAAAGCGTAGAATAGCCCGTCTTGTAGCCTATCAGGACATTTTTATTTCCTGTGGTTAGCGCAACGCCAGCACTTGATCCAAAGATCGAGTCTTGGTTGCCGCTAGTGAGGTTCAACGCGCTGTTGGCGCCCACAGTGGTGAGATCCGAAGCGGTCATGATGACCGTGCAGCTGCCGGTGCAGGGATCGCCAGCGTTGGCGCCGACCGCGACATCGTTGGCCGGTGTGATGGTGCTGGCGACCGGGACGGAAAAACCGCTGCCCGTGCCGCCAACCGAAGCCGCCTGCACGGTCAGGACGGTTGAAAGGTCGACACCCGAACCGCCCGAAACAAGCGTGACTGCGGTCACATGCCCCCCCGACACCGTGACGTTGAGGACGGGCGCGACGTAGGGCGAGACGAACGCGTAGGGGTAGTTGGCGCCTTGATTCGGCGGCCCGCCGGCCGCAACGAGTGCGGTGACGTTGTTATAGGTACCGTTGGTATATCCCGAGCCGCCGGTAATTGTGCCAAGCGTCGCCGCCGAGCTAGCCAGTGGATAGAGCGCTGCCTCTCCAATAGCCGTAATGTCGTTAGAATTAGAAATTGTCTGAAGCGCATTAGCCCCGAAGGCGTTGTTGCCCGTCCCGACAGTTTCGGTGAACAGCGCGTATTCGCCGAAGGCATTGTTGCCATAGCCGGTCGTGTTGTCGGTCAAAGATTGAACGCCGAACGCACTGTTGCCCAGGCCGGTCGTATTGAGCGTCAGCGCCTCGACGCCAAACGCCGAGTTGGCATAGCCTGTAGTATTGAAAGCCAGTGCCTGTATGCCGAGAGCGGAATTAGAATTTCCGGTCGTCGTGTACTCAAGCGCATAAGCGCCAACAGCCGTGTTGTTGACCGCCGCCGAGGTCAAAGCGCCGAGGGCGAGCGTGTTGTAGCCGACTGCCGTATTATCCAGCACGCCGCCGACCGAAGCGAACAGAGCCCCAGACGTCGACCCCAGCGCGATCGATTGTTGGCTCGGCGCTGAGAACATACTCGGCATTGCCTGCGCCAATCCCGCTCCGCCAGTGCCTCCGTAGAGTTGCGAGGTCGTCAGGGAGGGAAGCGCCGAGAGGAGTGCCGAATGCGAGGCCAGGCCACCCGTCCCATCGAGCGAGTTGCCGAGCGCCGTCCCGACGCCGGTCCCCAGGCCGGTGATGCCGGCGACGGGGGCGGCCGTGGCAGTGACGCTATCCGCGAGTCCCGTGTTATTTTGGGCAACGTATTTGGTTACGTTCCCAAGGCCTGCCACAACCGTAGTGTCTGACGTAAAAATATTTCCGTCAATTGTCAGCGATCCGGCTGTTCCTGCTATGTTGATCGCAGTGGGGAATTGATAAATGTTTCCGCCACTGTGTATGGTAATTCCATCATTCGTACCAAGCAAATCAAGGAAGATTGCGCCAGTAGCATTTGCGCCCCAAGCGATCGGATTTCGAATGTCTAATCCGGTAACGTTGTATAGCTGAATGAAATTTGTTACAGTCGATACTGTGTCGCCAAACCAAGGCGTATCGAGCGTGAGGTTGTGCGGCCCAGGATCGGTGTTAGCGTTGATAAATGCAGGCGCACCCGCCGTCGACGACATTTCAAAAATTGGGTTGACAAAGTCCCAGCTACCCCCCGGCCTCCGAACCGCGCCGTATTGCCAGTTCCAGAATTGGCACGAGTAACAACTTAAACCAGCCCCACCTCCGCCGCCGCCGTCGACGAGGTACTGAGCGCCGTAAAAGGAAACGTGATCTAAATAAACATCTGCGTTGTCATACAGAGACAACAAAGCATACGCGTTGGTCTGGCCGAAAGATGTGCTTCGTAGAACGACGTGACGTAAGAAATTACCACTGATACTGGACCCACTATAAAAATTAACTACAGTGCCGCTAAAGCTGTTATTTGTATATCTTACAGCAATATTTTGCAGCCCCGATCCATTCGCGAAGTGCATATTAAGGCAGTCACTACTACTAGCCGATGTGCAGACAAGTTCGGAACCTGTAACGCTACTCCCAGCAATTTCTCCGGGGCCGTCGCCGATGATGGTGAATCCATTATATTGAGCAGATAGCGATCCGCTAAAATTATAAGACCCACCGTATATGGTGCGCGGAACATAGATGGAACCGTTAGCCCCAGCAACGGTGATCGCGTTCGACAGTGCGGTTTGATTGTCGGTCGACCCGTCGCCGACCGCGCCAAACCAAGTCACATTCACGGGGCCGGCGTATTGACGCTTGTAACGCAGTCCATTTGTCGTGACGATGATTGTTCCGCCGTTGTCTGCCGTCGTAGTGTCGGATGAATCGTAGACGAAAATCCCACCGCCGTCATTGACGCGCCAATTCGTCAGCAGGATAAGGTCTGTAGGCGCTGTTAAAGTCGTCCACGTCTCACTACGCAACGCCGAAATGCTGCTGACAGAGGCGGACTGAATGATGCTGCCGATCTCGAACGTCCCGGTGAAATTCACCGTGCCGCTCTGCGTGAAGCCGCCGTTGTTGAGGGGAATGGTGCCCCCGGTGGTGCCGGTGTTGACAGCGGCGGCGGTTCCAGCCCCGACGACCGAAGCGAGCGGCAGATCAGTCGCGTTGCCGAGATCAAGAGCCGAGGGCGTGCCGCCCGCGCCGTTATAGAGAACCGGAGCCCCTGGGGAACCGATGTTGACGCCAAGCGCATTTAAGATGCCATTTCCTGGCAGCGTGAACGTGGTTGGATTTGACGCCCCATTGGCGACAACAATCCCTGAACCGTTCAGGATGTTCGACGTATCGGCCTGGGTGATTTCCGAATTGATGATATTTTGCAGGACGGAATTTAAAATCGGCCCGGTGATGGCGCCGACACCATTCGTTTTGATGAATGTGTTGACATCATTAGAGAGCTGGGCGCGCGTCAAGATTGTCTGCGCCCATGCCGCCGGGGCCGCGAACAGCGCCGCGGCGAAGGCAATGCGTCGGATTATCGTGCGCATTTCAATAACTCCACGTCGCGGAGAGGTGCTGCGTCTGACCGGTGCCTATGCCGGAGCCGTAAAAGGTCTGGGTGCCGCCCGCGCTGTATTCGAGCGCCTGGAAATACTGCAGGCCGACGGTTCCATAGCCGCTGACGCTCGCGCTTTGCAACGCGACCGTAACGCCGCCGGGGGTTACGCCTAATGTCCCCTGGAACGGCGTCGAGGTGCTGTTATAACCGATGCCGATCTGCGTGATCTGCGATGAGGATTGCGTTCCGAAACAGACGTAGATCGCGGCGAGCGAAGCATTTTCGACGTTGCCTAAGACGAACGTCACGCGATTGTTGGCGCTGGCGTCGGCCTCGCGCCAAGAGGCGGTCGACCATGTCCACGACGCGTTGCTGTCCTGCGCGAGGGCAGTGATCGGGATGCGTTGGTATTCGTTCCACAGGCCGACCCATGCTCCGCCGCTCGGACCGCCGCTCGCCGCCGCCGGATAGGGGTTGTACGTCACGGTTCCCCCACCGGGATCACAAGCGATGGTGCCGACATAAAGCCCATAGCCAATCGCCGGTCCGTTGGTGATTGCGCTGGCGTTGGTCAGGAACCCCTGTACTCTGGTCAGGGCGAGCGAACGGGTCGTCGAATTGGTCCAGGCCGGCCCACGGGAAAGAACCCACCTCCCCGCTGTGGGTTGCCAGATGAAGTAGTCATAAAGTCCATTCGCCACCGCTGCGGCGGGCGAATAGGTCGTCTCGCTCAATAAATCGGACAATTCGGCGAAGGTCGCCATACCCCACGCCGAGCCGTTCCAAAGAGGGGCTTGGTTTCCATTGATTGGAGTAAAAATGACGCTGGTCGCGGCCGAGACCGGGCTAACGAGAATCGGCGTGCCGCTGGTCAGAGTAAGACGGCCAGTTGGGGCGACGATTGCGCCACCAAGCCCAATGTACGCCGCCGCCGTCGATGCCGCCGTCACGATCGGCAGCATCGCCGCTGTGATGCCTAGCGCCGCCAGCGAAAACGACGCGATAAGTTGCCATCCCCCCGTATTGCTATTCAGCGACGATGAAAACATAAACAGATACATCGTTTGTGCTTGTATTTCCTGACCAGCCAATAACGCTGGTCCCGCACTTGTCGGCTGATAGACGTTGTACACGCCAGACCCTGTGTTAAAGGTCATGGCTCCGGTATTAGTAAACCCAGCCGTGAATATTACTGCTTGCCCATTTTGGGCGATACCAGGTCCGGTAACGACTTGCGCGTTCGCAGTCCCCGTCGACACTCCGCATACATTAAGTCCTTGGATCGATGATGCAGCGAAGGGATACACTGGATCATATGTCCAAATCGACGCCCCCGCCGAATTTTCCAAAACTATCTTATAGACGATTGATGGATCGAGAAAAACATTCCCAGCATTTCCAGACGAATCAAGAATTACCGGATTTGTGTTTGGCGTCGTCAATCCGGAATCTGCATAGGTTGGCGTTGGCGTATTCGTCCCAGACAAATAGAAAAATAACTGTCCGCCAGTATATGGCAATCCTGTGGACTGCACTGGCTGCTGCGAAGGAATGACGAGACGAGAACCAGCCATGACAATTCCTAGTGTTGCTGATTGGCGAGCATACCCGCCGTTGACATTTGACGCAATCGAAGACCGAGCAACGCCGCCGTATCCCGGTTAGGTTGTCTTGGAAGTTCTTTCATCAGGGCAAGACCGAGATCGGGATTCAAAACGGCCTCGCTACGAAGTTGTCTCACGCGGTTCATACCGGATTCCCGCATTGCGCCCATGACCTTATCGCCGATATATTTTCCGATGACGAGGCCAGGTAGTCCGCCGACGACATGGCCGGCTCCCGCCAATGCTGCATCAACCGCAATATGCGACATCATCGAACCCTTACCCGACTGCGCCAATTTCGCCGCCATCGCCTGATTCGCGAGTGTATCGGAGCCGCCCTTCGATTTGATCGCCGAAACCGTTCGATTGGCCTGCAACCCATCCTCCGTCACCGCGCGAAGCAAACCGATTTGTTGATCGGAAAGTCCCGCCGCTTTGAGCGCATCGGTTTTCGTATCCATAAACGATTTCAAACCAGCGCGTCTCAGTTCCATTTGGCCCGAAACCCCCGCTTCCGTTGTCGACGAGAAATCGCGCTTGATCACTTCGGTAACGGCCTTTTTCAGGGCATCAGACGCACCGGGAACCTTAGCTGCCTCGCTGGCGATCATCTGCATCTTCGCGGCGCCGTCTTTCGCATTGAGAACGCCGCGCATAGTGTTAAGAATGTCGCCTTCGGCATTTACGCCTTTCAGCTGCCCGAGAACGCCGCGATCGTACTTCGACAGCGCTTCTGCGCGCGCTTGGGCCGCAGCGCCAACGGCTTCTTTTCCGGCTTGCTGTACGCCTTTCAGCCCCTCGGCCCTGCCAGTCTGCGCCGCTTCGACACCGACTTTAGCTGCGCTCGCCGCGGCGACGCGATCCGACACAGCCCTGAGTTCATCGGGAGAGAGGACCTTCGACAAGATTGGCCCTTTGATTCCAAGATATGTCTGAAGCGCATCGGTTTTTGGTTCTGCCCCCTCCGGTACGAATTTGTTGAGAACATGTTCTATCACAGCGCGTTTCAAGCCATCTTGAGCGGACGGGTTGGTCTTGGCCGCATCGGCAAGTTGCGCCAGTCTTTGTTCGGGAGCCGTCTTACTGTCGATAATCGAACCGACATGTTTGACGATATCGCCTTCGTGACCGAGACCGGCAATCGTTCCGGCTTCGCTCTTGTTGAAGTTCGACATCGTGTCACGCTGCTTTGCCAGCGCATCGCCAACAGCCTGCTGCGCATTCGCCGCATTCTCGAATTTGCTGCGCACATCGGCCGGAAGTTCGTTCAACGCCAACTTATGATCATCGATCCATTTCGCCGCCTTGGCTGCGTCGAACGTACCATCAGGGCGTGTCGCCGCTTCATGAAGCGAATAGGCTGCGGCGTCCGACATGGCGGGAATGCCTTGTGGACCAGCGGCCTTCAAATATCCGCGAACATCTTCCCCCTCTGTCTGGCGACCATGAAGGAATTGTCCTGCCACCTCGGCATTGGATAATTTTGGCTCCCCACGTCCTGTTTTGGCCAATACATCGCCAACTGCGCCTTCGCCAAAAGTCTGTTTCATTTCGCGATAAGCAGCATTAGCCTGACGCAGTGGCGCAGCCGTGGCTTCCCCTTCCGCAGCCAATGGAGTCGGCGCCCCAACGTGCGCCTCGGCTTCATGTTTAAGAAATTCCGCCTCGTTATGCGGATAGGGCTTCGTATAGAGATCACTCGGCGGATTGGTCGGACTCTCGCGCTGTGTCTGCGCAGCCATCTTCTGCATTTGCTCTTGGTAGCCGTTCCAATTGATCCCATCGCCTTCGACTGCGGCTTTTTCTACATTTAGCGCGGCGCGATGCGCGGTTTCATAAGGCTGTCCATTAATAGTCATCTCATGATTCTCGCGCAACTCATGAACCATGAGATATTTTCGCGGATCGAATGTCTTATCGCCGACAGTCATCGTCGCGGGCACACGGCGATCGATGTAGACCGTCTTGCCATCATTGCTCGATCCGGCGAGATAGGGAATATCGTGAGAATTATCTACGGCAATTGAGCGCGCCCCAACTCCTGCAATTCCTGGCGCATTCGCTCCTGTTCCTGCCGGTATGCTTTGATTGCCCGAAGGCATTCCAAGTCGGCCGTTCTCACTGCCCACGCTTGGAGCGCCGCTAACGTTCCCACTTTCTGATCGTCCGGGACCGGGTCCAATACCGCTTTGACGGGGAGCCACAGCGGCGGTTGATTCGCTTGGGGCATTAAGGACATTACGCACCTTTTCCAATTTCCCTTGAACTGTGCTTTGCGGCGATATCACACCGCGTCTCGCGGCGATCTGGTCCAATGCCGCCCTATTTTCCACAGCATGATCGACGGCCCCCTCGACAACGCCTTGCAATTGGCCGAGACGACCAAACGCCTGTGGATCGCTCTGACGCAACGTCGATCGCGCCGTGAGAATGCTCCCCCGCAACGCATTGACGTTGGCGAGAGGCATCGTGTCGCCATAGTCTTGGGCTAGCCCATACAGCCGGGCTTCCTCGCCGGAAATCGGGGAATGTTCCGGCAACTGCGCGGATTGGATAGCGTTGGCCTTTGCCGCAATATCAGCCGTCGGCGCGACCATATCCTTGGGCAGCGCGTTATACAGCGCCGTCGTCGCGTCTTGCGCCGAGACATTCGCGGCTTGCACCGGCGCCCGCAACGCCCCGCCGACCTGTTCTGGATTTTGCGCAATTGGCGCACTCATTGAACGGGCCTGAGCCGCCGCGCCCTGCGCTGCATTGACGTTTTTCGCGCTTTCCTGCTCGACTGCATCCCGCATCGCGCGAAATTGCATCGCGGTTTCTAGAGGAGACGCATCGGGTTTTAGCGCCTGGATATTAGCCAAAGCCGATTGCTGGGCTTGCTGAGCGCCTTCGACATGAGATTGTGTTACGTCGCCTACCAATTGCTCATTTGCCGCCGCTTTTGCTTGAGCTGCGACAAGCGCTTGTTGCGTTGCGGTATCGACGGCCGCGGCATTGGCGCGAATCGCTACTGGCAACTCGCCGATATTGCCTTGCGGCTGGACCGCTGCGATGGCGTTTTGTCGCGCTGCATTTTGCTGAGCGAGACGATCGGCATATGCAGCTTTGCCTTCGGGAGATTCCGCAACCGCCTTCTCATAAGCGATTAAGCCGGTATCTCCCGCCATTGGGCCAAGAGTGCCTTGCGAACCGGGAATAATTTCACGTGGCGCGGTTTCCAGCGCGGCCATCGCTGCTGGCGCATTCGTTGCACTCGTTGTCAATTCCTGGCCTACTTGTCGTCGCGCGGCGGCAATCTGACCTGCTTCTGTGATCGCCGGCAATCCCGCCGCTACAGCGCGAACGCCTTGTGCGGCCAGAAGAGGAGCGCCAAGCGCAACCGTGGGGGCCAATATTCCGCCGGCAACCCCGGCGAGTGGCTTGTACTTATCTGGGGCCACATCGGCGGCAAGCTGTCCGCCCGCGCCAGAAACTGCGCCAACGCCGGCATTCGTCGCCAATCCCGCACCTGTCGCCTCGCCGACGTATGGCGCGGCGGCGGCAAGCGCTCTTTCTCCTAGCGATGCAGCACCGCCAACTGGGATTATAGCGCTCGCGGCGCCCGCCCCGGCTCCCTGTAACGCGCTTTCTAATTCGTTATGGATCGGAAGCGGAGTAGGCAACGCATGTTTTTCAATCCATTCCGAACCGAGGAACGGCGCTGGAGCATTCTCACCGGACGGATAAATCCCGGCCTTTTTCATCGCCCATGTGGCAAGATCGACGGGCGCGCCAATAGTCTGCGCAACGCCACGATTGAACCCCGACGCCACGCTCGCAGCGCCATAAGGGATCGTCGTACCGCTCGGCGCATTGTCATTTGTCGCTACTTTGTCGAATTGATCGAAAGGATTTGCGGCAATGGCAGGCGCAGCGGTTGCCCCAGCCGAAGGGCCGCTATCGAATTGATCAAACGGATTTGCGGCTGCGTCGGCCATCATTGACCCGTGTAATAGCGTGAGAGATCAGGACCATATTTGGCGTCGAACTGCGACGTGAGTTTGGGATTTTTCTGCAAGAATTCAATTGCGGCCTGCGGAATGGCCGCCAATGCACGGGCTTCCTGAACGTACTTCGATGGCGGATTTGCGCGATTGAACGCAAGATCGGCATCTGGCGCATTGCCATTGGCCGAAAGGAACGAATAGAAATCCTTCTGCCGTTGCAATCCCGCATTGATCGCCGCCGCGACCGTTCGCGCGCCCTGCGGTGTGTTTTGAATGCCAGGATTGAGAGAAATAGCCTGTTGAACGATTTGCGCGGCCTCGCGAGCGCCAAGCGTCCGGCTCATATCGAAGCCGAGACCGCCGTTGATTTTCTGCGCATTCTCAGCGGCGGAGATTTGATTTGGATCAAATGCCGGCGATGCGCCGACACCGGTCAGAAGCGTATTGACGTACTTGGCCAAACCGAGACGTTCCGTTGCACCGGAACCAGGTGTCAACAAGCTCGCCCCCGTTGGCAATTGATCAAGCGAATGTTGCAACTCGCCGAGTTTCATTTGAGCCGTCGATGCAGTTTGATATGCCTCTTTGGCCTCTCCGAATTGCTTCACTTGCGCTTCTGCGACGCCGCGCCCCGTCGCTTCCTGCGCGGCCTTTTGGGCCAAGGTCATGGCCGGTTGCATCGTTGACCAGCCTTGCGGCGCGGCTAATGGCGTCGTGCTGTCGGCGGCAAGCCCTGTAGGAGCGGCGGTAACGCCCGACGCAGCGGTTGCCGCTGTAGCCGCCGTGGGGATCACAGGCGGAGCGCCGGGAGGCGACGTTGGCGCTCCCGGTAACGGCGCGGGCGGCGACGGCACGATCGGAGCCACGCCGTTTTGTGCAGGAATTGGAGCGAGCGGATTATTTCCTTTGAGATTTGCAGGAAAAGAAAGCGCGGCCGCTTGCTCCAATGTGCCCGGCGCTCCTGGCTGGATAAAACCGCCTGGAACTGAACCGCCGGGTTGAGCCAAAGGCGCGCCCTGCGCCATAACTGCGCCTTCCGAGGGCGTCGCGCCATTGGCGGTTAGACCATTGCCGAAATTCCGCGTCATCACGGCGTAGACTTGGCTCAGCGTCCGCGGCTGAGACCCGGCATAAAAGATCGTCGGATTTTGCTTAGCCTCAGCGGGGAACAGCGCCGCAGCGTCAGCGTTTGGGTCTGCCGCTCCAGCCTGTATGAATTTCGCCGCACCGCCAGCGCCGAGAAAATGCGCCATGAAGAGATTTTTGTCGTTGACGGCAACTCCCGAGCCGGCGAGCGCCTTGGCATTGTCAGCCGTGAATGCCTGCATGGCTTTTGCAGCTTGTGCGGGGTCCGTCGCGCCATTCGCGGTCAATCCGAGTTCCGGATGCTGTTGCATCAATGTGCGCCATGTTCCCGGCATGAACTGATAAAGTCCCGCCGCACCACCATTCGGATTGACAATTCCAGGAACATTTCCACTTTCATGCGCCGAAACGACGCCATAATAATTTGGGCCGTTCGCGGCAGGCGCAGCGCTCAGCGCAGCCGTCGGCGCAAAACTATTTGCCGCGACGGGAGCTGCTAATGGCTGAACTGGACGCGCATTTGGGCCGCTAGATGGATTGACGATTGCCGCGGGAAGAGCGGGCATAGCCGTAGGCGCGCCACTTTGCGCCATGATCGGCAGTGCGTTTGGCCCTCCCGGCGCGGCAGGGGCGGCGCTCGATAACCCCGGCGCGGCGCCGAACGGCGCGGGCGCGCCGCCTGGACGTGCGATGTTCGCCAATCCGGGCGGCAGAAAGACGCCCTGTTGCGGTTCGGTTACGATCGGCTTGTAATTGGCCGTAGCCGCCGCCCCAGCTGCCGCCGCCCCCCCCGAGACTTCGGCGTAATCCTTCGACGCCATACCAGCCGCCTGCCAGGATTTGGCGATCGTGGCGAACTGCCCATCGGACAGTTGGCTTTCCTGTTGCGCCTGTTGCGGCGTAATCAATCCCGCTTTGATGGCCTGTTGCAACGCATTCTGGCGAATCTCCGGAGGAATGCTCCCATCCGCTCCTATCCCAGAGACAACGCCATTTCCGATCTGACCCATGATGGTGGCGCGTTGGATTGCCGTTTCACCCCCCGTCTTGATCGCATTCATTGCCGTGCTGTACCCCTCGGCGCCAGCTCCGCGTAATGCATTTGGATCGCCTGTGGCGGCGAATTGCTGATTGGCCTGCGTCGTCATGCCTTGCTGCACAACTCCGGGCCCCATGATCGCGAGACTATTCGGATCGCCGCTGGTGGCATAGGCCGCACTCGCTTTCAATGCCCGTGCGGTCTGGATATTACCGAGGATAGCGTTAGCGCCGGGCGCATCGGTCGCGGCGAGATTGCTGCTTTGCAGAGCATCGATTGGATCGGTTCCGGCCGCCACTGCCGAACCGTAATCACGAAGGGACTGCACCTTCTGGCCAAGAAACGCCGCATTGGCCTGCGCGACTCCAGTTTGGGCCGCGAGATATTGAAGCTGCGCAAGCGAGCTGATCTGCCCGATGACATCAGGAGCCTTGGTGGGCTGAACTCCTAAAGCGATGGAATCGTTAATATCCGGCATTTTACGATCCTATCCCAAGGCTGGACAATAGGCCGCTCGTCTGATTTTCCGTCCCGAGATAATTGTTCACATTTGTGCTGTATGCGCTCATGAGATTGTTCGCGCCGCCGAGATTTCCGCTGAGCGCGCCAAGCAAGAGCGGCGTCGTCACGCTTCCCGCAGCACCCGTCAGCGCCGACGATAAGGCATTCGCCGACCCCACCGTGCCGGAAGCCTGAGCTTGTCCAATCGCCTGTTGCGAATTGGCCTGCGAATTGCCAGCGTTAAGCGAATTGCTCGCCGTCCCCGCCGCCGCGCTCTGTCCGATCTGAGACAAGGAGAGCAGTCGGCTGAAATAATTTCCAAATTGCTGCGATGCGAGGCCTTGGCCATATTGCTGAGCGGCCTTGACCTGGCCGCCAGATTGTAGATTCCCTGAAGCAGCGGCCGACCGATCAAGCGCTTGCATTCCCTGCTGAAAAGCGAATTGATAATCTGGAGACTTAGTGAAATTTGTCATCGCCGCATTGATGGCGCTCTGGCCCCCGGCGCTCGAAACGGTCGCATTGACGTTTCCTGGGGTTACAACTCCAGTCGATGACGTAGTCGGGGCCGCGCTGCCCGTCGCGTTGTAGGCGATGCCGTAGAGATTGGCCAAGCTATTGGTAGCGCCCGTCCCGACCTGATTGTAAGGAGCGAGGGCGGCGAGCGACGTGTTCTCCGCCGAGACTTGCGTGTTCAGCGCATTCTGCGCAGCCGTGGCTTGCTCGCCAGCGGCCTTCGACGCCGCGTTAGAGCCGATCAGACCAGAGGCGAGCGACGCCGCTCCACCAATCGCCGAAGCGCCGAGAATTGCCGCCCCAACGCCCATTTAGGCCTCCTCAAGGGAAAGACGATATATTTCACCATCATGCGCCGCTCCAAGGCGCTGGTAAAGAACGCCTGTTCGAGGCCCAGAACCTCGTGGACCAGCGCGAAAGAAAACCTCGCTTACGCCGCGTCGCCGCAACGGCGGCAGCGCAGCTCGTTGCAACTTCAAGCCGAGGCCAGGAAATTCCGACGAAGCAAAAAACGCCGTGTGAATTGCGGATCGGATCGTCGTCGATTCAAGCGACGGACAGAGGATCGTCATGAGATAACCGAACATTCGTCCATTGGATCGAGCCGTAACGATTTGCATGTCGTCACGTTGCTCGATTGCCCGCATGACTGGAATGTTCTTTTGCAGGAAAGAATCTGGAGATTCCCCGACGGCGCAGGAATGCTCGGCGAAAAGTCGCGCGCCATCGCGAAGAAAGACATCGAATCGTTCTTCTGCGATCGTAACGCCATTCGGGACCACGACCGGATGTCCCGCCATATCGGCGAGGATGACTTGCTTTGCTTGCGCCGCCAGTCTAGCCATTTGCGGCGCATAAGCACGGGCGTAGCGGACCATTGCCGGCATTGAGCACTGAATATTGATCGAAGCGAGAGAAGCCCACCATGCGCCATCGTAGGGCATTTGCAGGCAATGCTCGAAAAGACGAACGCAAGTTCTTTCGTCGGCCAATTCATCAAATCGGATAGAAAGCGCATTCGTAACGCGACGTTCGATCTGATCAAGTTTCGCATCCAAGCGCATTATTTGCTCTGCCAACGCACGGCGATCGAACGAAAAGACGCCCTGCATATCAAGCGCCATGACGCTATCGACAACTTCCGGAACAGGTCGCCGGACAACGGCGACGTGAAGATCGGAACGGTATTTCATCACCAAGCGCCACCATGGCGCAGCGTTTGTTTCGACGGTTCCTGTGTAATTTTGCGAAAACCATGCCTTTACATCGTCGAGCGAACGCATATGGCGCAGTTCATCATGGCCGCAATTCCATTCGCGATAACTTAGAAACCGTGACAGCCAAGCCGTCCGGCTTCTTGGTAGAGCGAACACGATGAATGGCCGCACTGCTTAATGCTCCGTTTTTGAAGCGAGCGAGAAAATAAAGAAATGACTGCCGTGCAATTCCAACACGCAATCGCCGATGTCGATCATCAATGGTTCTCGATTGACGATTGCAATCGGGCTTCGGTTCGCCATTGCCGCCCACCGATTATAGAAAACCGCGCCCTTGTCGGGCTGTCCGCATCGGATCATCTCGACGGCGCAACCGACAAAACGGTCTCCGGCCTCGTCAACGTCGCGAACCGCGCGCGGCGCGCTGAGACGTTCATACTCCGCATCGATGCCGGTCCGATAGGACGCGCCGATCTCCGTCATTTCTCGTGCGGCGAGCATCCAATCCTGAATGACGAGCGAATAGATATCGGCGTAGATGATCTCGCCGTCCATAATCCAGCCGCGCTCGGCGCGAAATTGAAACTTGGCTCCGATCGCTTCGACAAGCGCTTTGGCCGCGTCGAAACCTTTTGGCGCCCGAATGAGAATTTCGACGGCTTCGGTATGCGTAAAAGCCCATGCCAAGGCGGCACGAGCCATCTCTACGGTCCATGCTCCACGACCCCGCGGAAGCGCCTGGACATGAGCCTCGTAAATTCCCGGCTGCTGCTGATCGAGAATGACCCCTCCCCATTGTCCAAGCAGCGCAACATTGCGATCATCGGCAAGAGGAAGCGTTAGATCAAGCGGCCCTTCGCTTTGACCATGCACGAATGGATAGATCGACGGATCATTGATGATCTCGTTAATCCTGACCGCATCCGTCGCCATGACGAGGCTGATCATTTATTCCCCCATCCCACTTTAAGTCCGGAAGAAGATTCCTTAACCCAAAGCGTTTGTCCGGAACCGCCATTCGTATTCACATAGAGATCGCCGATGTTACCAGCAACACGGCCGTTTGGCGAGCCAGAACCGGCACTTATCGTCACGCCGTTTCCTAACACATTTTGCGATACTCCGCTCGCTGTCGTGCCGTTGATCGCCGCGCAGATGTTTGTCAGAAAGCGAAACGCCTGCGCGGTCAAGACGAGCGATTGCGCGGCGCCGGCTTGGACGAAAGCAATCGTGGCGTTCGGAGGAATGATCGCAGCCATTAAACCTCCTCCAAATCGGCCGTGATGAATGTATCGATGAAATTTCTCGGGACGGGATCGGAAATCGTGACCCTAAACCGCCAATCCCGCGCCTTCCCCATTTTCTTCCAAATCAAGCGCGTCGCATAAGCGCCGATCGCTCCCAAGCTTTGCCACATCTGGAAAAGTCCATAGGTGCGTCCTTGATCGCGCGAGACCTGCAGCATGACCTGTGGATTTGCTCCTTGTCCCGTTTGAAGCCCGACGCCAGTCTCCATGTTGATTTCCAACTTCGAAATGAACACCCGTTTTCGGTCCTTGTGAACCGGCGGCGAATCCATCAATCCGATCATCGGCGAGCCGAACTCGGTGTACGTCGTATCCGAGAGATAGCCGATCTGGCCGCTCATAGAATCTCCAATCAAGGTCTGTTCGTTGAATACGACCGAACAATTTCCTCGCCAGCGTCCAGAAAACGGCGTCGCGGCGACATAGGAAACACGCTCATGCCATAGATTTGACGCAATATCGAATATCCAAGTCGCATTGGCGCTTGGGAAGGTAACGACAATGAATTTATGTCCACCAAATGTATATGAGAATACGTTAGCGTCTGAAATCAATAGATACGTCGCCCATGTCTTTTCTATTGCAAACGTGCTCATCCGCCTCAATAGCACTCCGTCCAAGCGATATAATATCAAATCGTTACCAAGAAAGAATACGGCATTGTCTTCCTTGACTATTGCCAATGACGCCGCGCATCCTCTCTCGATCGTCGCACCGTCATAACGTGAAAACGGATCGTTGTTCGCTCCGGTATCGTACCATGTTTCGATCGATCTCTGCTTAAATATCAACAAGTTTTCCTGTTGATTGACTGTAGCCAGCACATAACTGGAATCGACCTCGGCTGTGTTATAGTCCAAGGCGTTATATGTGGTTCCGTCAAGAATGGCGGAATAAAACCATTGATTTGTACCAGCCCAATCTAAGACGAAATATTCGTCATAGAACGTTACCGTATTGGCAGCGTTGAAATTTGCGTTCTCAGAGATGTTTGTAAACCCAAGAGGAGGACCACCCCACGTCATCGTAAATTCCGCGCCGTTTCCAACTCCCGTCGTCGAAATCTCATTTGCCGGATTAGGAGGCGTCTCGCTATATTGTCCCGCCGTGCTGATATCCACGCTTTCAATCGCCCCATTGCCCACTGCCGTGACCTCGAGGACTAATTGCGTCGTCGAGGTTCCTCCAGCAATTGGGATGGTGTCGCCGACTTGATAGTTGGCCCCCCCGAAGACGAGCGCCGCTGTCGAGGCAACGTAGGGGCTTGTCGAACCCCATGTAATATCAAAAATTGCTCCGCTGCCTTGCCCGGACGTGCTTGCTTGACTGACTGGATTAGAGGGGAGCACCGTATAAGAACCGGCGACATAAATTGCAATTTCCGAAATGGGGGCAAGAACGCTATCGACTTGCAGGATCGCGGCGGTCGAGTAGATTCCCCCTCCGATCGTCACTTGATCGCCAACCGCAAAATCGCTTCCGCCATTTACTGGAACGGCGGCCGTTGCGTAAAATGTCGATTTCGGCGCATAAACCCATCCTCCGACGCCATTGACAATCTCGACCTGGAATCCATTATTGGCCATCGACACGACGCCAAAGCCCTCTATGCCAGTACCCAGACGCGTGACGATGCCAGAGACGCTAACCGAATACAGTGCATTTCCCGAAACAACGTAAAGCACGTTGTTCATTACGTTGGCGCCGCGGATTGGACCGTTGCCGACGGTCACCCATGGTAGAATTCCAGGGCTGGCCAAAACCGAAATTGTGTCTTTGGCGTCCTGTGGTTCGCGCTCAGCATAATAATTGACGCATCGTTGCGATGAAACTGGGAGCGCATCGAGCTTATAGCTCTGCGTCGCCCAAGGAATGCGAATCGGGTCCATGCCCTATCGCCCCGTCTGATCAAAATTGACGCCGAAATATACGCTCTCGGGCTCGCGGTCCCATCCCTGGACGATCTCCAACGATTTTGCCGCCTTTGCCGCAATGACGCCCATGCGCTGCTGGCCAACGCCATATTCTGGAGCAAGTTCCTCAGCCAGATTCCAAGCAAGCGCGTTAAGCCACTCCTGGGGAAAATCCGGCGTATCGCTCGCGTTGGCAAAATCGAGCAAAGCCGTTTGCGCCGTGAATTTCATTGCACTGAGAGAATCGGGCGGCGCTGGCCATAGCCAATTTTTGCCAATCGCCAATTGCGGGTCATAGAAATATTGCGTGATCGTTCCCGTCGAAAGCTTGTCAGGCAAGTCTCGATAATCGAGACGAGCCATGCGAATCAACGGCGTCTCGATCCCAGAGGAAAGATAAAATCGTCTCGCGTCCATAATGCGCAATGGGCGCGTGAATTTATAGGCTGGCGCGTAATCGACGACGATCGAACCGACATTGACCGGAGAGGGCAATCCTGTCGCAATCGTGACCGCGCCTCCCGATGGGGGCGCCGTAACCGTCGTCCAAAACAGCGCGTTCGTGTACAGCAAAATCCCGATATTGTCGCCGCTGTTGATCCCGGCCGTAGAAGCGAGTGGGATCGAAGTTGCCGCGGCAAGCGCGTTGGCCGAAAGCGATGTCTGCACCCAATTCGCATCGGTGCAGCTAAAATCAGTGTTTGTCCCGCCAAGCGAATATGAAATTTGATTAGGCTGCGTGAACAGAACCCCCTCGGTTTCCGTCCAAAGATGCAACCCCGTCGCTTGCCATTCCGCCACCATAGCATTGAGCGCATCAAAGGCGTCGCTGTATTCCTGTGCGCCAGGCGTCTCGCCGGATTGGATAGCAATGCATTGGCGCAACGCGCGCCGGATGATCGTATCGACCGTGGGAGAGTATGTGCTGGACGCGATGCTCATGATACCCCGCCTCCAGGATAAGACTGAGGTTGAACGCCAGCGTATGCGGTATTGGTCACAAGCGCTCCATTTGCTGCCGGCTGCGGCAATGGCTGGGCAATGCCCAAAGCGTCGACGAGGAGAAAATCTTGATTGAAATCGGGGCTGTAATCCCCTCCTACCGCGACAACTGCGACAAAGAAGTTTGATCCGTCTTCAAGAATGATGGTCAGAACATTTCCGACCGCGACTGGAATCCAAGTCGCGGGATATATCGTTGTCGATTGAATAGGAGCCGACACGGCTAACGTCGTACTGTAGCCAAGAAATATGTTGGTCTGCCGAGGCCGCGGTTCCGGAACCGTCTGGTCATCACGACGACCACGCACGAAGTCTTGTGCATTTCGCGGTTCCCATGACTTCGTCCGAACGAAATATCCTTGCCACGTCTTTTTCGTCGCTTCGGCGCGTTCCGGAAAACCCGTCAAATCGTCTACACGATAGAACGATCCCGGCTTATAGCGTAGTTTCGTTCCCATGGCCCACCTGAAATAAGCCCAATAATTATTTGAACGAAACCGTCATGTCGCTGCCGTTTGCCGTTCCGGTGATGATCGTCAGTCCATTGACGAATCCAATATCGAAAATCTCGCATCCCGGCACGGCAATTCCTGTCGTCAGCGGCACGGCGATAACAGTTCCCGACCCCGTCGCGTTGTCGTAAACCGTCGTTACGTTCGACGCGGTCGATGGGCCATTATAGCATATCGAATGCAGCCAGCCGGCGCTCGCCTTGATCACAAACGTCGCCGCCGTTCCCGCCGCGATGTGGGAATAGGAGTAGCCCCCGCTCGCCGCCGCTTGCGGGGATACAGGATTGAGCGCCTGCGCAAAAGCCAGCGCTGGCGCGAGAACAAACGCCAGCGCCGAGACCGCGCGAAGAGCGAGCGATTTCATTGATCAAACTCCCTTGATCAAATCGAGCGTGATCGTGCATCCCGATCCGTTGACCTGACCGCTCGTGGTCATGGTGATATTGCCCGTCGGCGTCACCGCGTTGTTCGGAAAGCCGCCCGCATAATCGTCGGTAAAATCGAGAATATCCATGCCCTGCCCGATATAGGCGATATCGCCCGGCGTAGCGCCCGCCCATTGCAGACGCACATACATATTGAGGATCGAGTATTTGATCCTCCTGATTTTCATGTGGGCGCCCGGATTGGGCGTCAGAGCCGAAGCCGTCAAGATGACATAGGCCGACAGGCCGGTGCCGTCGGAAACGTCCACCACCTTCAATTGGCAATTGCGGGCGCCGTCGTAGAGCGAAATCGACACAGCGTCGGCCATAAGAGCCTCCTATCGAGAACGGCGCGCCCTTTCCAGAGCGCGCCAGAGAGGCCATTACGAAACCGTGATGCCCGGCCCCATGGCGCGATATTTGATGTAATGGCTCCATGTTCCCGTAGTCGTCGGGCCCGAACCTACCGTGATCTTGATAGTGCCGGGGGGAATGATGACGGCTGATCCCGCTACCGTCGAGGCAAGCAACTGAGTGCCGCTGGCGCTGTAAACCGCCTGCGCCGCCGAACCGGTACCGGCATAGGTGACGGTGGCATTGACTGGTGCGCTAGCAACCGAAGCGGACGCCGTCGAGATCGGGACCGCGGAAAGACCCGTCGGCGTCGTCGTATAAAGCAGCGTCGCCGCCGTAGCGTCACCGCCAGTCGTACACATCGAGCAGATATAAAGCAGCTCGATCGGGCCACCCGCAATCGTAAAGATCGTGGTTCCCGTCGCAAGAACGCCTGTCACCGAGGAAATAGCGCATCGATCAGCGGTATCCAAGATACCCTTGACCATCGCCACAAGCGACGCCGTGCTGCTCGGCGTGAAGAGTTCGGTGTCGGTCTTATTGCCGATAACGTCGCGCTCGGTCGCGTTCGTCGTTGCATTTGCGGTCGGTACGTTCAATGCGGCCGGCAAGATCGCCGCCACAGCCGACCCGGAACCACCCGAGAAGGGATAACCGCCGACGCCATCGAAGCCATCGACAAACCACGTCGAGCCTGCGATCGTATCGACGACATCGTGTGACAGCGCTCCAGTGTAGTTGTAAAAATAGCCCTGGACCTGGATATTAACGCAAGCCGTCGTTGCAAAATCGACGACCGCCGTGGCCCACGCACCATAGGCATTCACGGTGATGTTGCCGTTGACAACACCCGTGAGGATGATCATCGACGTTCCAAGCACCGACGCGGTAAAGCCGACGTGGTCGATGTTGAGCGTCAGATTGGCCGCAGCCGAAGTCGCTACGACATCCGACAACAGCCCGACCGTCGCGGAAGTATCGTAAATCGTCACGTCGATCGAGACGTTTGCCGCCGTGACCGAGAAAAACGTGACCTGGCTCGCGATGTTGCAAATCGCATTGACGTTGCCGCCAATGACGGTATTTGCCGCCGAAATGAGGAAGGTCGCCGCAGTCGAGGTTGTCGAGGTGAACGTCGGCGCGGTCTTGCCTTCGCCAAGTCCCCAGAACGTCAACCCGTTATTGTTGACCGTAATGCTTCCGGCGGCCGTAATCTTTTCCGCGTGGCCGGCCATCCATACGATAACATCGCCAGCGGACGCCAAAACAATCGCTCGCGCCGTCGTCGCGAGCGGCTGGGCAAAGCTTCCCGCGTTTCCATCGAGGCCAGTGTTGGAGTTAACAAACCAGACCCTTCCGCTCGTCGGCGGAATGCTCGCCATCCCCATCGTCGGGACACCAAAGCTCGTAATGCCGAATGGAAAATTGGTGAAACCCATTGCCGTCTCTCCTATGAGTGCCCCGAGGACTCGAACCTCGGCTTACCCCGCCAGGGACACAAAATGCGCTTCACGGGCCGCTTGCGCTAGGATTTAAGCCTCCTAGAGGCCTATGCGTTCTTCGCGTCGGGCAGCGGGCATAATCGGTTCGCCCGCTGCATTGACTTGTCGGAACACCTATACGCCAGGAGTCCCATATATACCGCGGAAGTCCGACCAGCCGCATGAGTATCTTTCGTAGCAAGCTGCTTTGGCGTTCTTTGTGTCAAAGTCATTATCTTGGTCGAAGCTTATCGCCTCGCGCTCGAACCACGTCATGCCACGCGGTACATTGGTTCGAATGAACCACGCCGTCGCCGAGGCGAAATAATGCGAGGCGAAGATGCCCTTCGGGAAGGCGCCCATGGCTCGCATGACGTTGATATTGTTGTTCGCCGTGTCGCTCTGGAGAACGGACTTGTAAATCCGGTTCGCTTCGAAGATGAGCTGGTACGGAATGTGCAAGCTCTGGGCGAGCGCCGAGATTTTCATCCCGCGTGAGTTGACGGTCAAACCAACCTGAATCAGCAAATCTTCAATCGCGGTTTCGGACAAGTCCGCCGCCGTGGTCAAGAGATTGGACTGATTGCCGGAAACCGTGGGATGCGCATTGTTGATCATGCACGTCCCGTCGCCGCCGGTGTAGGCCGCGGTGAACGCGCGGTTGTAGACATTCGCCGCGATGTTTTCTTTGGTCTGGCGCATCGAAAAGGCGAGTTGCTGAGCCCGGCGCTTCGACACGACTTCGTAGAGATCGTCCTTCAACTCTTCATAGGTAACGATATAGCCCAGAGCGTAAGCGACGTTCGTATACCGGGTGATAGAGCCCTGCGTTTCCGTGTCGTAAACGATGGCGGTGCCTTCGGGCTTGACCGGGGCGAGGCCAAAGCCGGTGATTTCGACCTCTTCCTCATACGCCTTGTCCGAAGTGTCCTGTTCGAACAAGTCGCTCCATTCCTGGATATGCTCGTCGTAGGAACGTCCCCACCAAGCCTTGATGCCGGGCCAGAGTGCTTTGGGATGGGTGCCAGTGGTGATTACGGCCATGGAACTTCTCCCTTAGGTGCCGGTGGTGGAGGTGAGCTGGCTCAGGTTGATCTGGCAGAGCCACTTGGCATAGGAGCCGAGAGCGTTGTCAGCCTGTTCCAACATGCGGATAACGCGCATTTGCAGCGCGTTGGCGGAAAGAGAAGACGAATTGAGCGTCCACCCGGAATATCCCGTCGTTGTCGAACCCGTGCCGGAGGCAAGGTCGACATTCTTGCCTGGCCCGAGATACGAGCCCGCAGGCCCGGTGCCGGCCATGTTGCCGTTTTCCTGCGCCCAAAACAGCAGCCCAGGGTCATCGGCGACGAGGATATAGCCCGCCGTGCTCGCCGGATGATAGACGGTAGAATTCTGCACAATGCCGATGATCGGCTCGCCGCCCGAGACGATGCCCACCATGGCGCCCATGACGCCGTAGGTCGCAATGCCCGTATCGGTCCCGTTGCCGGCCGCCGCGATCGTCACGCCGGGAATGCCGTTTCCGTCCGCCGTTCCCGCCACAAGCAGGATCGGGTCGCCGACGAACAGATTGACGGCCACATTCGCCGGAACATAGTAGATATTGGCGGCCCCATTGTACGGCTCGCCCGATGTGCGGCGATACGGAATGAGCCCGCGAGGTGCATTGGCGTTAGCCATGGCACAGCTCCTTGCCAAACGAATTGCGTGAGCGTCAGGCCAAATGGTCTAACGCGCGAATCGTCCGACGGGCTTGGTATCGTCTTCGACGTTTATCGGTCCGAATATCTGCGCCGATTGCAGAGCCGCGCTCAATGGCTAGCGGCGTGGCGTCCTGATCTGGATATTCCTGCCTTGGGCGCTAGGATAGAATTTGCTCTGATCCTCAGGTCGTTTTGCTATGACCTGGCCCCGACGAATGGCGTCATCGCGAGAATCGGCTTCCTGCTCATACCTCGCCATGTCATCATTAAACCATTCTTCGGGAATTTCAAGCAGAAAAGCAGTTATGGGCGCGCCGCCTTCGCGAGTGCCTACGACGCGGCAAACATTCTTGCCGGTCTTTGCATCGACGACATGCTTATATCCAGCCTCCTCCACGGCGAAGTCGATGCGCCCCGGATTGTCGTTGAACCAATGACGATGAAAGCCGGCGCGCGGAGGATAGGCCAGCTTCTGCGCCATGGCGCCGAACGGACGACGTGAAGACCGCGTTAACGGTTCGACATCAGACGATGTCGGGACAGCCGCGGTTGCTTGCGGTTCCGCTGGCGGCGCCGAGCTGGAACGGATCGCGCGTGCCTCACGAGTACGCCCATCGATGCGGTTTTCTGTGTCATCGCTCATTGATCGCCCCAATCGTAATTCGCGACATATTCTTCGCGCGTGAACGGTTTCTTGTGACCTTTGAATTGCGCAACGATCTTATCGCACGCCTTCTTGGCCTCGGCCGGCAAATTTTCATAACTCTTGGCAGCAGGGCGTCTCGGCGTCACACCATTGGAACCCGATACCGCGCTCGCCGCCTCCCGTCTCGGATTGCCGAATTTTTCGGGGAATCGCCGCTGAACTTCCTCCTTGACCATGGCGAGGCGGTCGCGGATCGGCAGACCTGGCTTTTCTGTCTGAATAGCGACATCGATGCTTTGCGCCACGCCATGCAAAAGACTGTCAGAATTGAACCATGAATTTTCCGCAACCCATTCCGTGATCGCCGGATCGGGCGCAACGGCGCGATCTGTCTCGGCTGCTGACCTTTTTTCAACCGGCGCCGATGGCTTCGCGGTCTTGTCAAGGTCGGCGATCTGCGTCTCGACAGAACGGACGGTTTCGATATCCGCATGCTGAATGGCCACGTCGCGTTGGGCCATTAATTCTTTTTTGGCCTTCTCATACGCCCGCATATCGGCTCGCGTCGCATATTCGCGGAAATCCACAAGGACTTGCTCGGTATCGGCGAGCTTACGCTCCAATCGTTCGCTACGCTCTTCCATGGTCTTGAGCGTGCGTTTGAGCACAGGAAGCGTTTCGGTCACGCGCTCGACAAATTGGTCGGCAGGAATCCAGTCTGCTTCCGGACCCTTGTATTGGTCCTTCGGGCGCCATCCCATTCGGAATGCGCGTGCTTCAATGTCAACCGGCTGCCCTGTCGGTTCAGCGACGGTTTCGGCCGCCGCTTGTTCGGCATCCGCCTTAACTGCCATTATTTAGCCTCCTTAAATGATCGGTCGTAATCCGTCGGAGTCGCCCAAATAACCGGCCTATCCGATACCAGAAGACGGGCATAAGCCGTCCAGCCAGATTTGGGTGTCTCTTGCTCGAACTCTGGCATGACACGCCAATAGAGTGCCCCGGTTTTCCCAGCACAATAACCGGCGATGTGCATCGTCAACGCGATTAACGCCTGTTCAGCCGACCCACGCGGGCTTTTTTCTCGCTGCGGTCCAAGAAATCCGCCATCGATAATTCCATCTTGGTCGAAGGCGATATACGGCTCTCCGGTGTTAGAAAATGCCATCGGTAGCCCAGGGACGATCATGAAACGACACGATAATTCCGTTTCTAGGGCCTTGACGATGGCGCTGGCGGCTGAGCCTTCCGCGCTCATTTGGCCGTCTCCGCTCTCACGGCCCCGATGCACTTGTCCGAACACAGTCGATAAATCTTGCCGTCATCGCCATGCAAAAGTTGCCCGGAATATCGCTCCATGTACACCCGATCGCCGGGATGGGGCTTCGTCCCTTCCCATTTGCGCGTCCGATCGCCATTCCATAAAAACGCGTCTGAGCCAAGCGCCACGATAACGCCGGTCTCGGCGCTGAGTGTCATTTTTTCCGTCATGTCCTCCGGCAAGATAATTCCGCCGCTCGTCACATCGGACGCCACGTCGAAGGCGACAAGGACAGAATCTCCCAATGGCTGATAACCAGACTCGTTTGTCCCGTTATAGTCGGCCAACTTGAATTCATGATTCGCGGCGGACTTAAGCAGACGCGGTTGCATTTGTTTCCTCCGCGCTTCGCCCATAGAACGCCTCCATTGTTTCAGCTAACAGCATCGTCATTTCCCTCTTGTTCAGGATAGAAGTTCTTGATAGCGGCGAACGACAACTCAATTACGTCTGTGAGTTGCGCCACTCGACCTCTGATTTCAAGATCGCGAACTTGGTCGATCTTGCCTGCGTGCCAGTCGGATAGATGTTCTTTGATCAACTGCGCGCGGAAGTCATCGGCGAAGCGGAGGAATAGCTCGCTGACCGGATGATGCTTCCAAAGCTGGAAATCCGTTTCGGTTATGTCTTTCGGCAATCCCGAGATCATTGTGACGCCCCTTCGGAAGATGCCGTTTGGGCGCCTTGCGCTGGCGCCGAAGCAATCCCAGCCGTCACGTTAGGCTGTGCATTCGGATCGATCGCCGCCGCCGTCGTGTCAATCCCCGCATTGGCCATCGCGTCCATTTGTGTCCGAATCACTTCGAGTTGATGCGCCGCCCAAGCCACGTCCGTC